ATATCGGAGTGTTCTCCAATACCTGCAGGGTTAGTGAGGTAGACTTCTACATTTGCTACATGCTTTTGGATATCTCCCTGTGCATGTGCTAGAAGTGCTCTGATAAGTTGTTCTCTCATTAGATAACCATCCCGTATTGTTCTCTAAGTATTTTTTTGTAAGCTCCATTAGGGTATTCTGCCCTAACTTCCTTGACAAGTTTCAGTTTTTGATATAAGGAAGAACTTCCACCCAAAGTCAGAGACTTTACGATTAGTCCTAGTTCCCTATCATCTATAGGTAAGTCCATTTAGTAATAGTGTTGTGTACATCATAGCATCAAATAAAGAAAGAGTCTAGTGTGGCAATCTTTTCGACTGACCAACCAATAGCATCTAGTATCGCCTTCAGTGGTTCAATAAATGATTTACTGAACTGTAAATCGTAATCAATATAGGGTGTTAGACCTAATTCTACTGGAAAATCGTTGATGAATGATATAACATTCTCACGCATGGGGTTAGGATTCTTTAGATAACAGAATCTAATCTTCTCGCCATTGTTGATTACATTATATTTACCCAATAAATTTTTCTCTTTTAGATAATGATTGAATAATAGTGATCCTCTGACATGTATTGGTGTTCCTTTCTGATAAATGGTCAAGTGACTTTTATACTTGGCGACATTGTTACAAGTTCTAGGAAACGCTATATCAGCAGGGTTCATATTACGAAACTCAATCTTCATTTTCTCAATATATCTTTGAACATTTTCCTCAGATTCATTCATAATGATGCTGATAGCATCTTTAATCATTTTACGACACGGTGCAGGGGTAGACGACTTGACTGCTTCGATACCCATCATCTTTAGTTTGGGTTTAGCAAATCTAACTCCCTCTATATCCCATGCATTGAGCATATATCTTTTCTTTGCAGTCCATATACCACGTTCAGCAATGGTCTCCCTCTTCATGAACATCTTTTGTTCGTAAGCATTTACATACGTTGCCAACGCTTCATAAGAATCCGAAATATATTTCTCAAGTTCGACTTGACAGACCTTATCAATGAACGTGACGATGCTTTCAACATTCTTCTCTCTCCCCTTGTATACAACTTCGACCAGAGGACCCATATGAAGATAAATGGAATCAGTATCTGAAGCAATAACATAGTCTTTCTCCTTTGTTTTTAATACTTTGTTCATATATTTGTTGACTTTACGCTCGATCCACCGAATGCTGAACTGACCTCCGAGAGTAATAGCTTCAGCATTCGCAAGCATATAATAACGAAAATACTGATTACCGATAGCACCATAGGCACTATTAAGTTGGATCTTTTTCGCCATTTGGATGTTGTTACATCTTGCGATCTCCTTTTCAAGACTCTTGGAAGGTGCTTTTTCATAATTCTTCTTCGCTTCCAACATCTTTCGTTTGTAGATGACACGTTCATTGTATATTTTCTCCATAAGTTTTGGTAGGAACCCACGTTTCTTAGTAGTAAACATGGCACCATTAGGGCAGACTGTCACATCTTTAAGACTTGATAGATCTACCTCCTCATTCAACAGTTTATCAACGGATACTGAGGGAAACCGTTTATCAAGAACAGTTTCGGGAGATATATTATACTGCATTATAAGATGAGGATACAGTGAGTTGAGGTCAAAGGACACAACCCAGTCATACATGCCAGGTATAGGTTCTTTCACATAAGCACCTGCATATTTTTCACTTTTATCTTGGTCTTTCTTAGGTGGTATAACAATACCTTTCCTCTTCAAATCGTTGTATATTATCATGTCCCACATACGAACCTGATAAAACACATCAGTAAAGTTTACCTTTGCATCAAATGCCATAGTGATGGCAAGTTCTATGAGTTTCATCTTCTCTTCTAGACTGTCAACGAGTCTAACGTCTTGCACGTTGTAATCTACAAACTTATTCCAATCTTTTGTGTAGAAATCTTTGAACGTATCATATTCTGAGTGATCAAGTTTCTTCTTTCCTAGTTCTACTTCACCAATATAATCAAGTCTGTATGATTCTTGTGCCTTGTATGTAAACTTCTTATATAAATCGAGGTAATCTAGTACTGTAACACCACCAATGTCGTATATCAGATGAGGTCTACCTGTTAGGTAAATCTCTTCATGTGTGACCAATCCCCAAGGTGATAATTTTTTAGATGCTTTTTCACCTAACACTCTAGTTATTCTTTTTGCAAGGTATGGTATGTCATATAATTGACAATTCCACCCTGTTACAACCTCAGGAGGACTGTGACTCCAGTAGTTTAGGAAGTGTGTCAGTAAATCATGTTCATCGTTACATTGCACATACTTGACCATCTTATCTTGTGTCCTATAAGGACCTACACCAAAGGTCAAAATACGTTTTGTATTATAATCTTGAAGTGAGATGAGCAGCATCTCCTCATCACATTTTTCTACAGTAGGGAATCCATTTTCAGATTGAACCTCGATATCAATCGTGACAAGATTCATCTTCTTGACATCAAATTTTATCTCAGTCTCTGGATATCTATCAGAAATATACTGATATATGTACCTATTATTTCCATACACCTGAAAATTTTCTACGTTTTCATGACTTCTAATAAACTCTCTGGTCTCTCGTACTGTGCCAGGTTGTATACTCTGCACATACTTGCCATCTAAAGTCTTATATTTTGTTTTTTTCTTGGCAGGGACAAACATCGTGGGTTGGAAAGACTCCCTTGATGTAAAACTTTTGCCACCTTCATATCCACGGACGAGAAAATCATTCCCGACCATCTGAACATTTGTATAATATCTCATGCAGACAGTGTAGCAGAGACTGACTCTCCTTTCAACTCCCTCTCACGTTCACGGAATAGTCTGACAAAATTATCAAACATATACTGTATCTCTTCACGACTCATATATGGTTTAGGCATGTTCAAATATGTACCCTGATCATCACTTCTCATCTCAACAATCAAATCATCTTCAATAAATCCTCCTTGAACACACATGTCTCTCATAGGTGTGCCATGATAGGGTGTGTAAATGAAAGCATTAGTGTCAGTGCACCCCAGTTTTGCTGCTAACTCAACAGACTGCATACAATTCTCCATAGTTTCATATGGGTATCCTATGATAAAGTTACAGGTAGTAGAAAGACCTGCTTCTCTAGCAATCGCAAATGCATCTATCGCTCGTTGATTATCATATATCCTACCTATGACATCTCTACGAAATTTTGGATCACCATGTTCTACACCCATGTTCATTTTTATACATCCTAATTCTTTCAATGTCCTTGCTTGATAAGGTGTCAACAACTCTGGTCTTGTCTGAGTAAAGAATGGTAATTTATATTTGGAATACATCTCTGCCCACTCATCAAAACCTTTCTTTGACATAGTGAGGAAAGTATCTGTTACAATCCATAGGACTTCTATGTCGTGCTTCTCGATAAGATCTATAATCTCCTCTTCTTGATGCTGTACAGTTCTTTTTCTAAAGAATAAACTGTCTGTCTCACCCTTATAAAGAGCTGCATTGGATGGTGAGTTACAGAACTTACACTTGAATGGACATCCACGTTGTGTTTCTACCGTAGCAATTTTTATTATCTTACCAGCAAAGGGTCTATACAATGATCTCTCATCAAAAATTGCATGATCTGTTGGTGGCAATGTATTGACATTCATTGCAGGTCTCATCGGATTAGGATGCACGTTCATTAGATGATGACCATCTTTACCATCACTAATAAGATCCATCAACTCTACCATTACCTCATCACCTTCTCCTCTCAAAATATAATCACACTTACCTTCAAATGCTTGTGGGAAATATGTGCAAAAAACACCACCTGCTACACTAATAAATTTTCTATCAGTGACTTGATCCATGAATTTTCTCCACAGATAATAAGTGTCTTCTACAACTGATGATATAATAACGTCTGGTTTGAAATCTATTACTTTTTGTCTCCATGCAGTATACATGTCAGTATCTTCAAGCATGAACATATTAGGATCTAAATCAGTTCTCTCCCACTTATACTCAGGAAACATCTGTCTTTTAGATCTCTCTATGTCTCTGTCTGGTCTAGCAAAATCCTCATTCGTATCAACTGGATACCATGTGGCATCAAATAAATCTATGTTATGATAACCTGCTCTTTTTAGACATGCTGTGATAATAGCAACACCACCAGGTGGTGTTACTCTCATGTGTTGGTTAGGGTATAACCATAGTATCTTAAGTTTTTTCTGTGACATTCTTTGCGGTGAGTGCCTGGTAATTATCTAGGTGATGTTTATCTGGTTCTAGTATAGTTAGAAAACTATCCGATGACATCATCACTTCACGTTGACTAGAGAATGAAGGCCATGATTCTAAGTACTCACCCTTCAACTCAAATGGTTGTATGAGTTTACAGTCAGGTTCACCAGGCACTGACGCTGCAACCTCTTCCACTCTAGCAACAAGGACTAGATCTTTTTTGAATATTATAAGTTTAATCATAAAGAAAGACTTCTTGACTTTAAGTTTACCACAACTGTACGTACTTTGTCAATATAACCTTGATTTCTTAGTTCTTTGAACACCATGTTCTCAACACCATACTCCCCGTATTTCTGTAATGAAACTGATCTACCATCTCTAAGTTTCTTTACCAATTCTTTTAGTCCATCTGCATTTTCATTCTTGATGAGTGCATCTATTTTAGATTTGAAATTGTTTACTTTTTTTTCTATGTCTTTCTCATCCACATCATCTTCGATACGTGTTGGTTCTTGTATCCATGATTTTTTTAATAGACTATACACACCCTGACTCTTCTTACGTGTGACCTTAGGTCTTTCGATGTATGGTTCTGCCTTGACACCATAGATCGTGACGTTGTGTGTTAATTCCCACAGCGTTTTCTTGTCCATATAATATTGGTCAAGTAAATCTGGATTACAATTAGGTATAAACTTAGGATCAACAACAATGTGTACATCTAAGTCGGAGTATTGTGTGTAATTATACCCTGCATTACCACCTAATAATAACACATCAACCATTGCTCTCTCATCCAAATCAACATAAGCAGCGAATGCTTCTGCAAAATTCATCAATGCCTCACGTACTTCAGGCTTGAGAGAATCCCCAATCCAGAACGCTGGATTGAGGATTTCTGTGAACCTTAGAGTCAGTGACTCTCTAAGGTCTTTAGGTTTTATGTGTCTAAGAACTCTTGAATACATGTATGTATTTAGAGCCAATCTTTTCGCTGCTGTGCCTCTGGTACAACCTTCTCAATATCTATGAGAAGAAGTCCGTCTTTAAAATCTACCTTCTTGACAACAAGTTCTTCGGGTAGTGACCATGTACGAGTGAATGCTCGTTGTGCTAGTCCTCGATGCATGTACTCATGCTCTACACCGTCTTCCTTCTTGCCCTCTACCACAAGTTGCCCTTCTTGTGTATAGACCTTTAGGTTTTCTTTATTGAAACCTGCTGCTGCAACCTCAACCCTATACTCGTTATTAGATACTTTTATAGTATTATACGGTGGGTAGTTTTGGATTGGTATGTCGAATTTAGATTGCCATTCGTCAAAACCAATCATGTTACGTCTTATCCTTGAAAGATAATCGTAAGTATCTCCAACACTGAGCGTGACAGTATTGGCATCTGTACCAAACATAGTGACCTCCTTGAGCGTCTAGTTGTAATTGTCCCCGTAGGCGACACTACTAATTATACAATGAAATAGTTATTACACTATGAGGTTTACCGTAAATCCTTTAGTATACTCTTTCGTTGCTGGTGGCGTGGTGGGTTTAGATCCATCTCATTCTGCAGATAACTATACAATAGTTTGAGATACGACATCACCTCTTCTAGATTATCGTATGTTGAGTTGTCTATCTTAGCAAAGTATTTCTCTTCCACCCTCTCTACCTTTGCATTGAATACACTCACAAGAAGTTTTCTAAGTCTAATATAATCCAAATTACTACATGATAACTTAGCATCTAGTTGATTCTTACCCCTGTATGATCGTATCAAAGGTGCAAATATACCATAACTCTCATCCCATTTCCTTTGCCTGTCTTCAAATTTGATATACCCATAGGAATCTAAGTCTATCACATATATCCTGTCATCCTTCACAATAAAATTACGTGGTGCATAGTCAGTCCATGACCAATCACCATCTCTAGTAACGAGTTCATCGTACACAACATTGTAGTGATGTATTGATTGCATATAATCACCTTTCACATAGTCCATCTCGACTCGTAAAATATGATCATTTACTTCTACTGTGAAATCAGGAACAACCACATTATGAAATCTCTCCAACTTCAATTTGTTTAGATTATCTACAACCTTTTCTAATTTTGCTACATTAGAAAACACCATCTCTTTCTTGATGGTGAATGATCCGTACTCCCAACAATCATATCTGTTATGTGGATCCTTATTGTATCTTATGTTCACTCTGTCGCTTTCTTCTTACCTATATTATACTTAGTTTCCAGTGTCCAGTCTCCCTTTTCTTTATAACTTATAACTTTTATTTGATTGAGTGGTGCTATGTCTAGTGTCTCATCAACTACAGTTGTTATAAGACCCCAATCAGATAGTAACTGAATGATACGATTACGACGCTGAACATCATTCTGAGTTAGGTTAGCACGTTTACCATCAAGTGCAAACAATTCCTTGAAGTGCACTATGTAATACTTACCTTGCTTATGTAATATATGACAAGACTGATATAACTTCTTTTCTTTTCTGGATGCTACCCCAATTCTTGTAAGTGTTTCCCTTACTTTCAAAAAATCATCTGGTTCAGATAATAGTATCTCTATCATCTTATCTGGTGTCCAGTAATATTCTGGTTCCACAATGTTCATTTCAATCCACCAACTTCAAGTTTAGTTTGTATAAATCTAATTTGTTCTTTAGTTAGAAGTGGGAGAACTTGCTTTGCCTTTTCATTACTATAACCATAGTATGACTTGATAGACTCAAGGTTCTTCAACTCTTCTTTCCTAATCCAAGGCGAAAACCTTTTCTTAGATCTGAGAGTATTTAGATAAAAGTCATATTGCAACTGCTTGTCTAGATCTATATGCATATTCATCTCATTAGCATACATGATACAATCAAGGTGACCAGACAGGCATCTATTAATAATGTATGGTGGGTATTTCTTGATACAATCTGGATCCTCCTCCATCAAGTTCTTTTTGGTGCTGTTGATAGAGTTCAACCAATCTTTTAGTTCAACGGTCAAAGATTCTCTCCTTCATCTCAGGTGTCCACTTATCATAATAACCTGTTTTCTGCAACTCTGCTCTCTTTTCTAACAAATCTTTTCTATCTTGTACTATTATAGCAGACACACCACTGTTGATCACCTCACCACCTACCTCCTCTATTGTATCTGGGTGCTCATCATAGAAGATGTAGTCAGGATATTCTTTTGCCAACCATGCTGTAATACTCTTCAACTTGTCAGCATCAGGTAGCAGTGGATATTCATAGTAAAATATTTTTACTTGTGATCCAACTATATCTTTTATAGTATCTCTTAGCATGTTATAGTTTACAAACTTCTTTATTTCTACATTACCATCTAACCACGCTTTTTTAGCATGAGGACATGGTGGCAAACCATTGAAAATTGCATTTGGTTTACTAAGATAACCCAGAATCCAATCTTTCAGATCTTGGTTTGATGATGATTCTGTTGTTTTCATAGTCTGCTCTAAAATCAAGTTTTACATTATGATCCCAACACATCTCTTCGTATAGCATGTTGAGTCTCTCCATGTCATCATAAAGATTTTCAATCATTTAGAAACTCCTTCTCTTTATTAAAGTACTCTGACATACTTGAGGAAACATCAGGTGGTTCTGGGTGTTTGTACCCCTTGATCTTCATCCAATTACTGTGCAGTGCACTGAGATGCCAAGACTGAGACAAACTTTTAGGTCCGTTTTCTAACAGATCAAGTTCCATCTTATTTCTTGTGTAAGCTTTGTACTCTTCTCTCCAGTTAGAATCATCCATAGTTTGTCAGCACGAGTTCTTTTCTTTTTTTCTGTTCTTTTATGTAGTCTCCAGTAGACCTCATAGTGTATGTGTGATCATATTCTGCTGCTTGCCATTCAGGAAATCTTCTTTTATTAAGATTTGATGAATTATAACTAACAAGCATTTTATGTTTACTATCACAACATGCCTCTGAGAACTTGGTATGATGGAAGTACTTATGCATGCCACCCTTCTTACCATAAAGATTAGATCCTATCTCATAGGGTGGGTCAAGATATATGAATGATCCATCACCATGTAACAATTCCTCAAAGGAATGATTGGTTATCTTCCAATGTTTTATGAGTTGCATGTAACCTGTAAGTTTATCTATACCATTCATAGAAAAATTAGAGTCGCTTGCTTGTGCTGAGAAAGAACTGTTCTCTCCTAGTCCACTGAAACTACACTTATTGATGACATAAAATGCAACTGCCCTATCAAGATTACTACCTTTTGACAGCACATCTTTTGATTCGATGAACAATTCTTTTGCTTTGTCTGGATCTGGATTGTCTTTCTTTATGGTTGTCAACTTCTCTTGCATCACATCACCTGCTAGTTGTAGGTGTGTCCAAAAATTATACAATGGTTCATACAAATCATTTACCCAGACATCAAGATCAGGATATGTTTTTGTTACCCATAGTGCAACAGAACCACCCCCTAAGAATGGTTCTCTATACTGATTGTACTTACTTAGATCAGGAAAGAACTCACTGATCTTTGTGATTGCTCTGCTCTTACCGCCAGGATAACGCAGGGGTGTTTTCAAGTTCTTCATGAATGTAGTCTTCAATTTTTTTACGAGGGAACCAGTTCAGAGCAACTGCTGCTTTGTATACTGATGCAAGTGTTTCTCTTGCTTCACCAGGTCTTTCTGGTATATATTCAATTTCTCCTCCAATCATGTTAGCAAGATCTATGACAGAGGTATTTGTACCTGTGCCTATGTTTATCTCTATACCAGAGAAGTTACACAACATAGCATCTATGTTTGCTTCAACAACATCACTAACGTGAGTGAAGTCTCTGCGTTGTAAACCATCTCCCACTATAGTAAGTGGTTTACCTGCTTTCTTCTGCTCTAAGAACAGACCCACCACAGGTGCATATAGACCCTTGAGTGGTTGACGATCACCATATACATTGAAGTATCTGAGTGTCACAGTTCTCAGACCATACAAGTTATAGTACATCTGACACATGACCTCTGCTGATCTCTTACTAGCAGAGTAATGATTCAGACAATCAGTTGGCATTGTCTCTTCTAGTGGTGGTTCATTCTTCAAACCATAGAGAGATGATGTTGATGAGTTGACAAATCTTCTCACACCCCATTTTCTTGCACACTCCAACATATTGATGGTGCCTTGAATATTAGTATCAATGCATGCCTGTGGGTTTTGCATTGCAACTTGTATTCTACTGAATGCTGCTAGATGGAAGACGGTATCCACACCCTCAAATAGAGGATAGCAAGCATCCATATCACGGATGTCAAAAGAATGATACTCAGCGAGTGGGTTGTTATAAAATTTTTCATTGGATACAGCAGACTCGTTGTCAATAACAACGACCTCGTTGTTTTCATTTTGGCATAGTCTATCGACTATGTGTGAACCTATAAAACCAGATCCACCAGTTACTAAACATTTACTCATTTGAATTCACAGTTACACATGATCTCAGTCAATGCTGCTAATAGATTTATCTCTTGATCAGCAACAAAGGCAGACTGATATTGGTACTTAGCAATAATCAACACTGCCTCAGGTATTGACTTTGGTTTCATCGACTCATAGATTGAGTCGTATACACTTCTAAGTATAGCATTAGTATCGTTATCTAGGTTCTGAACTATCCATTTCCTAACATTTGGAAACTCTTTTTTCTTGAGGTAGTCTACAAGTTCTTTTACATTTGAGTCAGTAAGAACTGCTAGTATACCAGTGTCTATCTTACCACCTGCAGAATATCTCTGACACTCATTGAGTACACGTCTCCAGTCAGGAAAATATTTGTTTATCAGTTCTGCTACAACTCTTTTATCACTCTCTACATTCTCGTTCTCAAGTATTTCATTTATTCTTGTGAAGAATTGTGCTGCGATAGATGGTTTATCCTGTCTACCGATACTAAAGTCCACAACAGAGCACCTGCTATGGAGTGGTTCGATGATTTTATTTTTGTAATTGCAAGTGAATATAAATCTACAGTTTTTGTAGAAGGTCTCAATGTTCGCTCTAAGAAGGAGTTGTACATCGGAAGTGGTATTGTCTGCTTCGTCGATGATAATGACTTTGTGGTTTGCAGAAGCAGTGAGAGATACCGTGGAGGCAAAGTTCTTCGCTTGATTACGTACTGTATCAAGAAACCTACCCTCGTCAGAACCGTTGATAACATAATAGTCACATCCTAGTTGTTCACACAATGCTTTTGCTACTGTGGTCTTACCAATACCTGGTGGACCTGCAAGCAACAAATTAGGTATCTCACCATCATTTATAAACTCCTTGAAAGTATTCTTGATACCATCAGGGAGTATGCAATCCTCAATTGTCTTAGGTCTATACTTTTCGACCCATATAAAATCACTCATTTAGTTTTTTGATTTGAAAGAGGTTGGATTTTTGATACTTCTTGATCTTTTTATACTGCTTCGCTATTCTAGCAACCTCATTTTGGTTGAGGTGAAATCTTTTCTTAGGTTCTGAGTTCATGCCTTCTTACTCTGATCATAGAGATATATAACGGATAGTGAAAACACTACCCAGAAGGTCACTTCGAGTCCGTAATGATTCATGCTGGTGCAGGTGGTGGTAATATTTTAGGAAAACGTAAACGTTTCTTCCATCTATCAATAAAATCTTTTATCTTTTTATCCATCGTAGTTAGAATCTGGTTCTAATGCTATGAAGTATGTAAGTTTGTAATCTGTATTATAGAACTTCGCTAAGTTTTTAGATGATATAGAAACTTGATATGTGCCTGTGATAAGTTTGATGTTCTCAATTTTGAAGTTGAATGAGAATGTCTTATCAGTTCTACCTACAACCACAGCAAAATCATTAGAGGTATCGTTCTTACGATCACTAACCACAAGTTTAACTACACCTGCTTCACCTACAACTGATAGGTCTGGTAATCCTAGTATGGATGACGACTTGAGTATCTTTGTAAGTTGTTCTTCCCCAAAAGTAAACTGCACGTCTACACTAGGTAATGCCATCTCTTTATCTGGTGGTGCAATGATTACACTAGGATCAGAGAAAAAGTATTTGGATCTGTTTGATGTTCCTTCCTTGATATGTGCAAACGAATTGTTAGTTGACACATCTATATCTGGAGAACTACAAAGAGATACAGTATTCAAAAACTGTGGTAGGTCATAGATGGCAAAGTCTTTAGGAATATATTCTTCTATCTCTGCTTCTGCCAATACATTCTTCATGACAGAAATTGTTCGTAATTTCTTACCTTCTTTGAACGCTAATGACTGATTGATAGTCGTGAAGTTCTGAAGGATTTTGAGTGTTTTGTCAGACAGTTTCATACTTCTTTCTTTGAGTTTCACTTTTACATGATGTAAGTAAACTCAGTATAACATACTATCCGATATCTTGCAATTTCTGTGCTACTGTTTGTTTTTGAATTGGTGCTACGTCATTTAGTCCGTTAGCATCAAACCACGGTGCTGTCTCCCAATCGAAACCTTCACCAAATGTATTGTCTGCGTTTGCAACATACCAATGACATGCTGCGTCAGGAATATCTACTGCACATACTGCCCAGTCATCTGTCCACTGTGGAACTTGAACCCATATCACAGGTTCTTTCTCAAATGCATATGCTGTTTGACTTACTCCGAATAGTAATACAAAAGCGAATGTCCAACAAAATATTCTTCTTATCATCCTAATAATCCTACTGACCCTGCTGAAATTCCTACAGTCAGGAAGAATACGAATTCAAAGATGGGCATAAACCCTGCGTTCTTTAGTAAAAATTGAGTCATTTGACCTTGTGCTCCTCAGGTTTTGGTTATGAAAATACGAATGGTAGTCCGTTGACTGCAGTAAATGCTACTGCACATGCGAATGTTAATGTGTAAATCATTATGCTCCTTGGTATACTGGTGTCATTACCCCACCTTCGGGATCGTCATCGTCATCATCACTTGATGCTCTCAAAAACAACTCTACACCCACTAACAGTGCTACTGGATAAAAACACCAGAGTATTGCTGTAAAAGGTGAGATGATTGATGCTTCAGCGATCATACGAATACGTTAGTAGTTGTGCTTGCAATCACTGCTAACATAAAAATGTATGGTACCACTTTGAATGGAACTGGTTGTCTCTTTACGGAGTTCATTATACGATACCTGGTATAAGTTGACCTGTTGCTAAGTAGATGCCACCGAATAGAACGAATGCAAACATTGCTGGTCTACCGATTGCTCTCTCGAAGATATCTTTGTTGTTCATTAGACGAAACCTGGAATGATTTGTCCTGTTGTTAGGTAAGCACCTAAACCTGCGATGATGCCAAGCATTGCAAATCTACCGTTGAGTTTCTCTGCAAAAAACTTTTCCTTTTCAATTGTTCTTGTTTCTGTTTTGTTTGACATTAGAATATACCTGGTATAATGTTTCCTGTTGTTGCGTATGAACCTACTGCTGCTACGAATCC